CGATCCAAGTGGCGTCGATGTCCGCTCGAAAAGATTTGATCCTTTTATCCTCTGGGATGCGATCGTAATTAATACGGAGCTCGAGGAGCTCTTGTTGTCGAATATACTCAGGATCGTAAGGATCAATCTCGTTTGGACCGTTGGGTCCTCCGACTTTATAAATTAAAGAGTTTCTCTCCCTCTCCGCTTGCTCCTCTGGATGGGAGACAAGGACTTTATCGATTTGTCCCTTTTTTACTCCTAAGATCCATTGATAACCCTTTATTTGCTCGGAGTTGTCTCTCAAGAGGCTCGCGTTTATAAAGGTGTCGAGATCATAAGAGGATTTAATGTCGTGGACAATATCGCCTCCAGAGGGAAAAAGATCCCAAGTCCCAATAACAAACTCGTTTTGACCTCTCTCCTCGTTTTTTAAATGCGGATACTCGTTGTAATACATTTTATTTACAATCCCGATCGACTCGGACTCGACCCGATTTCCCTTATCGGTTTGCTTGGAGGAGAACTCCTTTACAAATCCCCAAACCTCTTTGAGATAGATTTTTTGTAAAGCGGTTTTTTGCGTTGTCTGGAGGACTCCCAATTTTCCTCGGGGCCCAGGTAATAAGGCCCCAAGGGAGGAGCAACGAAATTTATAATCGTCCCAATTTACCTTGATAGGATACTCAATCTTTTTACTCATAACACTTTTTTAATATTGGTTATTGCTTTGTCGTAAGAGACCGCAAAGGATCTCCCTCCGAGAATATCGTCGAGGACCAATATCTCGTCCCGTTGGCCATTGGTATTAACTCGAGCCTTAATAATTTGGCAATTTGGGGCTTGGTACAATACAACGGCCCCCTCTTTTAATAGGTTTAAATTAATCATTTGGAGAGCTCTGTTTGTCGGTTTCTAACAATATCTGCGAGCGGGCTTTTTCTATTTTCCAGGTCAACAAGTAAAAGATCAAGCTCGTCCGCTTGCGTTGCTTTGGCGCAATGGTTCTCAATTTGCTTTTTTTGCGTCTCGAGCTCGGTCTCCGCAACGGATCTCCCGCTCGATTGACTCGTCCCGTCGATATAAGTAATGTCCTCCGTATCGAAGTCGTTAACAATTGATTGATCGACTCTCATTGCCGTATTCATTTCCGTACTCATTGGGCCAAATCTGGAGAGGAGAGACTTGAGGACGGTCTTTAATGCCATTTTATCAAAATCGGTTTTCCAAGGTCCAGAAGTAAAGCTCTTGGAGTACTTTTTACCGTGTCCCTCCGCCTCCGCTTTGGTCATATAATAACGAGCCTCAAAACCGTTGAGGAGTTGAAAATACGCCATATATCCGACGGTCTTTGCTTTGACTCGTTTATCGTCTTGGAGCCAATCAAACTCCATGTCTCCCGATACCCGATCGTAAGAAAGGATCTCTCCCTCTTTAACCGTTGTTGTATTGATACGCTTATAAAGTCCGCTCCGTTGAGCGAGTTGGACAAGTCCTTTATATCCTAATTGGAATTGACATTTATCCTTATAAGGGACGAGATAAGCGTATCCGAGATTTTCGTTTATATCGAGATCCAGAGTTGCGGAGGCGACCGCGGCGTAAAGTACCGACGCGGGATCACAATTGGCGAGTCTTGCGTTGTTTTTAACCGCGTTAATTAATGCACTCGAGAAATTTTTTGCGGCTCTTGGGGATCCAACAAGCTCTCGGATATTTTTTTGGACGTCCTCTTTACTGAGGATTGTCTTGATCGTCGCCTTTTGCGTGGCGGGCGCGTTTGGTGTACTCATTTTTTATTTAATTGGTTTAGTAAATTCTTAAATCCTCTCCCGTCCTTTACGGAGGGGCCCGAAAACCATTCGGAGAGAGGCCAATAAACAACCTCAAAATCTTTATCGATAAAGATTAACATCTTGGAGTCGGTTTCCATGACATTCTCAAAACCAAGATCCGACAAACGGATCCCCGCTTGGATTGCTTTATTTTCTTGCAGCTTTAACGCCGCGGGGCTTTTTTTTCTACTCATCAAATATAGAAATTTGCGCGGTATTATTCGAGTTATATATCCCAAAAACGGTCTCAAGGATTGTTTTTCCCTCCATATAATCAACCATGTTTCTAAGGACTTGATCTTTGTCAAGATCTCCATTGCTTCTTTTGAAAGAGTGATAAAAATCTCGGTCGATTTCGTGAAACTTTAAGAGCTTGTCGATATAACCTTTTCCCTCCTTTATAAAATCCTTTGTATCTCTGGAGTTAAGATTGTTTGGGAGGTTAAAGTTGGTCCAATAGTAATGTCGACCTCTCTTGATTGGAGCAATCAAAGGATTGTAATAAGAGATTACGTTTTCGACGCAATATTTACCTTTAAAAAAATGCTCGAGAAAAATTATCTCTTGATAAAGTCTCATATCTGGAAAAGTCGCGGGAGACTTTCTCTCTCCCTTTCCCGTGTTAACCTTTCTCATTTTTGAGTGCGTAGGACACGGAGGAGAGCTCCAAACAAAATCGAAATCCTCGTATCTCTCAAGTAAAACAACCGCGGCGTCTCCGATCACAACCTCATCGTTTGGAAATCTTTCGGAGTACGCGTCCGCTAAATACGGATCGAGCTCGACCGCGACAATCTCCAAATTATCGGAGACCTCGTCCCATTTGTAACGGTTGCCTCCGAGACAAGCGTAAAGATTTAGGACCCTAAATTTTTCCATTGTGGCGTCTCTCTTGGGAATTAAAAACCGACGCGTCGACTCCGACCCAATCAACGTCGTCGTCTTTATTTGCCTCCTCTGGATAATGCTCAACGAGGCAAGGATCGCAAACCCAATTTTCGCCAAAGTCGACCTCATTTAAAGTATCCTCCAGGGAAAACCATTTTTGACACTTTGGACACTTGGTCGCAAAATTTCCCTCCTCTCCGATTTCAGCAAAGAGCCAAAAACTCGGAGACCAAGTTTTTAATTGAGACAAATTACGCGGCGCCAACTCCTCCGCCTTTTCCTTGGTTGAGTAGTACTCTCCCATATAATACCGATCGGTCGTTACGTTGTAAAATTGGACTTGATAAGGACGGATCCCCGTATGAGGATCGTTTACGGGTCTCTCGCTAATATGTATCGAGATATGATCCCAATTGTTTGGAGCTTTTATCATAATTTACTTTATTTTTGGTTTGACAAATATAGAAATATAAGATACCAAGAAACACCTTTTAGCAAATTTTAACAAATGGGATACTCCAAGAGAAACGCAAAAAAAGACGGCAATCAAACTCGCCTCGTAAATCAATTGAGAGCTTGCGGGATATCGGTTGCAATTACTCATCGGCTCGGAGACGGTTTTCCCGACATTGTGGCGGGTTGGCAAGGTAAAAATTACCTCTTGGAGATAAAGGATCCCGCTCAAGTACCAAGTAAAAGAAAGCTCTCCAAGGACGAGGAGATATTTCGCGACGCCTGGAAAGGTCAATATGATATTGTCGAAACTTTGGACGACGTTTTACAGATAATTAAAAAATAACGCTACATTTGGACCGAGAGGAGGTCCGATAATTTCCTCAGACAATACTCAAAGGCTCTTAATTGACGCGAAAGTCGGACCTCGCAGATATTAAGGGCCTTTGTAATGACCAAAAATAATTTAATGGCTTTATTTCGTAAGATTCACGTCTCTTTCTGGAGCGATCCTTTTACCTCTGAGCTCGACCGAGATCAAAAGCTCTTTTACCTTTATTTATTAACCAACGAAAGGACAAGCCTTTGCGGGATTTATGAGATTACCAAGAGGCAAATCGGATTTGATCTCGGATATAATATCGATAGTGTATCAAAGCACTTGAAATACTTTATCGATATGGGAAAAATCGCGTATAATTCGCAGACTTGCGAGGTTGCGATTAAAAATTGGGGCAAATATTACGGATCGGAAAGTCCAAAAGTCAAAACCCGCGTAAACAAAGAGATCGAGGAGGTTAAAGATACCTCATTGATTGAGTATATATATAGTAAAGATACTGTATCGATACCTCCTCACGTACGCGTGCGCAAGAAAGAGAAAGAGAAAGAGAAAGAGAAAGAGGAGAGAGAGAGGGTTAAAGTTGATGAGGAAAAACCTCCTCAACACAAACTCCAAATCTTTATTGAGACCAATTGTCCAAATATTGGAAAGCTCCAAAAACAACTAACTCTTGAGGAGGCCGAAAAATTAACCGCAATTTGGACGGGCCTCCAGATCAAGGAGAAAGTCCAAAACCTCGAAAACATACCCGCGGCTCAATTAAAAAAGCGCTATTCCTCGGTTTATTTAACCTTGCGTAATTGGCTTAACCGCGATTTCCCAGAGAGAAATAAAACAGTTTCCAAACCTAAAGCAATTTCAAAACCAAATAAATAGAGAAATGAAATGAGAAAGTCAATTTTTATTATCGCTTTGCTTGCGTTGAGCTCGTGCCAAATGGCCGTCGTAAACAACGCAAGAGCAAAAAAAACAGCAATTGACGGATCGAGTTATATCGTCTGGAGTGTCTCCGAGTTGTCAGAGACTAATATCAAGCCTTGCGAGACTTGCGATCCTCATTGTTTTATTATTGAGGCTTACAATCAAGCCCTCCCAAATAATGCGATTTATTTAACCACGTACACGGCTCCAGAGGTCGGAGATACGCTTAAAATCAATATCCAATGATAAGAGAGATAATTTTCCGAGGATTACCAAAGGATCCGAGTTGCTTTGGGGTTGAGTTTGTTTACGGATCATTGAGGCAAGAGCAAAAAGATCTCCCAGACACTCATCTTATTTACACCATTGAGGGCGATATCGTTCCAATAATCCCAGAGAGTCAGGGTCAATTTATCGGGAATAGCGACAAAGAAGGAAATCGCCTTTTTGAGGACGATTATTGCGAGATCGAGGCGTTTTGGCAAGAGGGCAACTCTTTTGATGGAAACGACGAGGATAACCATGTCACGGACTTTGGAGTCATTAAATACACTCCCTCGGGAGGGTTTTATTTGAAAGTTGAAAAACGATTTAACGAGATATCGGGGATTTTTGAGATCGCTCCAGATTACAAGCCGATCGTATTCTCTCGGATAAAAAGACTCGGGAATATTCACGAAAACCCGTTACTCTCGACGATATGGAAACTATAAACCTCTTAAGCGAAAAAGACTTTCTCCAGAAATACGCGGACGATAACGGACAAATCGGGATCGTTGAGATCAAATCCTTTTTCGATAACTTTGAGTATCCAAAAAATCACGAGAGCTCTTTTGGAGGTTTCACCAATTACGGACTTAAGGAATTTGTCGAAAACCATATTATTTGCGCGGAAAGGACGGAGATAAAGAACGCAACGAGAGCGGAGATCGTAGACCTCCAGATAATAGCTTTAACGCGTTTGATTCGCGTAATGAGTTATTTGTCGACGGGTCGGGAGAGTTATCGCGTATCGAGAAAATTACTCAAACGATGAGGATCCACGGAGCAGAGGAGATTAAAATAGAGGTCTCTTTTTGTACCAAAATTTCTTAATTTATTGACTCACTTAAAGTAAAAAAATATGCCTTGCAAATGCGGAAATAAGAGAAAAAAAAGTACGTCGTCCCTTGAAAATTTATCGGATGAAAAGGTTTTACAAATGCTTAACGGATCCATTGCGAGAGAGGATTACGAAAAAGCCTCAAAGCTAAGAGATATCGCGATTAAAAGAGAGATCCTCGAGACGGTAAAGGCTTGATTATATGCTTTGTCGCGAAATATGTCCCAGAGGGCTCGATTGCGAGCCAATAAGCAACGTTGTATCGGATAACGATAAAACCTTTATTTGTGTCGGATATCACAACGAGAAAGACAAGGAAATCCCTCAAGACCGTTTCCGACATTGTTTCAAGAGCTCCGCAAATACGGACTCGATGTTTGATTACGATACTTACGACCTCCTTTCGGTTGTATCGGTTATGAGTGACGCGTTATTAATTGATAATTTGAAAAATGGCAGCACCAAAGAATAATAAATTTTGGGAGTTACGCTCCTCGCACGGGAGAAACCTCATTTTTTCCTCTCCTCAAGTCCTTTGGGAGGCTTGTAAAGAATATTTCGAGACAACCTCCGAGAGAGTTTGGATAAAAAAGGATTGGGTCGGGAAAGACGCTTACGAGGTCGACCGAGAGACCTCCGCTCCTTTCACAAAGCAAGGGTTATATATATTTCTTGATATTGATCGGAGTACATGGGACGAGTACAAGAAAAGGAAAGATTTTTCCCCTATCTGTACGCGTGTCGAGGAAATTATATACCTCCAGAAATTCGAGGGAGCCGTTGTCGGAGCTTTTAATCATTCCATAATCGCTCGAGAGTTGGGCCTTGCGGACAAGAAAGAGGTCTCTCGTAAAAAGATCGTTGTTACAACAAAGAAAAGGATATCCGAGACGGACGATTAATTGCGTCCCAACGATTGACGGTAAACTCTCGTTGCCGTCCTAAATACGAGAGATGAATTTTCAAAACAGTAGAAACTATGAGCGAAGCAGAAAAGTTTGATAACAAACAAGGCAATGGAGAGTTACCGTGTGTTAGCGGTAGTGATTCTAAAGAATGTAAAAATTGCCTATACTATAATGTTCAAAAAATTGGTTGTAAACACCCAAGCTGGAATAAGTGTATTGTTAGAGATAGTGATGAATTTGTGATTGATTATTTATATCACGAATATCATTACCGCTAACGGTAAGCATAAGGTGCGTATGGCGCAGCCTATGCACTTTATGCAATGTTGTATTCAGTGGTTTTTGGGCGGGTTTACTAAATAAGTTAAATAAATTGCTTTTTTCTTTGCTGGTTACAATTTATGTTGTATATTTGGAGTATAGAAACAAACAAATAACACACAAAATGGCCTCAAAATTCCAACTTAAAGATTACCTCGCAGCAAACAGAGAAGTAGTAATTGCAAAATTTCAAGACCTGCAAAAAGAAAAATTCTACAACGGTATAAGCTTGAAAAACTTCATGATAGAAGTCTTTCAGCAAATGGCTAACAACAATCCTAAAAGCGATAAAAAAGCAACTAGCCTACTTCCTTTTGTGGTGTCTGCCGTATCGAATAGAAATTGCAAAATCGGCGCAACACATACAAAGCCTTACTCTGAAAGTAACCACGCAAAAGCGGTTAACTACTTCGGAGCCGATAAAGTAAAATCAATGTCTAACGCTAAATAATTAAAACCATGTCAAAACTACGAAGCCCAAAAAACAAATTTCGTATTGAGTTCAATTACTCAAAGCCAGTTAAAGGACTAGGAAGCTCTTGCTCCATTACGAGTAACGAAGTAGAAAAATCTTCAAACATGATAGACCACTATATTGAAATAGCTAAAAGGAATAATGTGAGCGTGAGTATTACGGTAAAGGAAAATAGAAAGACCTATCCTGAATTTGATTGGCAAATAATTGACCAATACACTGTAAATAAATAGATATGCCTTACTGGTTTTTAAACAAGCAGACAAACGAAGCGCGAGTATTTGGCTCGCGCTCTCCTATTGTAGAATGCACTGATATCACTGATAACGAACTTGACTACGCATTTTCTCGGAAAAAGCAATCTGAATACGAGAATGAAAAATACAGGATAGTTCGAGTTGATTTAGAGCGGGGAGGCAAACATTGAATACAACGATTTGGGTATGAAGTGTGGCGGATTGAAAACCGAAACCTTCCAAACTAAAACAAAACTTTGATAATGGATAAAACTTTGAATACAGGCGAAACCCGCCATAATTTACACCCTGTGTTATGTGCTGGGCGGCCTAAACTACTGGACTTATTTTGTTGTGCTGGTGGTGCTGCAAAAGGTTATTATAATGCAGGATTTGAAGTGGTGGGAATTGATATTGAACCACAACCGCAATATCCTTATAAGTTCATTCTTTCTGATGCGCTCGAATATCTTGAAAAGCACGGAAGCGAGTATGATGTAATACACGCAAGTCCACCGTGCCAAGGATATAGCCACCTTACACCAAAAGAACACAAGGGCGACCACGAAAAACTCATTGATAAATTGCATGTATTACTTGTACGGGTTGGAAAGCCTTACATAATCGAAAATGTAGCTGGCGCAAAGAATGAACTTATAGAGCCTATAAAATTATGTGGCTCAATGTTCAATTTGAGATGCCAGCGACATAGATTCTTTGAAACCTCTTTTGCTTTAAATGTAGAAATGAAATGCGACCATAGCCAAATACCATTATTAGTAACCACAGCAAGCAAGGCAAGCAGGGAATTAAGGCAAAAACTTGGGATGAAACCAAAAACGGTTAAAAATGCACCGCTGGCATACGGCATTGATTGGATGAACTTTAATGGATTGAAAGAGTGTATTCCGCCAGCTTACACCCAATGGATAGGCGAACGTTGGATTGAAGCACAAGCCCAGCCTTGCACATAACGCATAGCTATGTGTAGTGGCTTTTCGCCATTCCATATAGGTGATGTTGGGCTTTCGTTTTACATTTAAAAACACACACTATGAATATACAAGATGAAGTTGCAAAAATTCACGCTAAATACTCGACAACCGAAATGGCAAATTACAAGATTCAGATTTTGTTTGATTCTGAAATTGACAAAGCCATAAATGATAACAACGAAATTTGGGCGAAAAGAAGGGAAGAAACCGCAAGAGCAAGGGAGGAGATTGCTATATGTTTCATGCTAAGATATTATGTTGATGAAGATCATACAGAAAAAAGCGAACAAGATGCAATAGCAGATTACAGAATAAGAGGTTATCGTCTTCGCTCTCAATGAAGCCCAACGTGTAGGATAAAGTGAGTGGAGGGGTCGCTTCCAAGAGGGCTGATACCTCAGATTTGTTAGGTAACGAGCTTGGACAGTATTACCGAAGCACCTGAGAGCCTCCATTCATTCTTTATCAACTGTTGGACGCTTTTTAAATTTTGATAATGGAAAATAAAGTACATCATTGCAATTTTCTGGATAATGCTTTACCCGATAAAAGTGTAAATCTCATTATTGCGGACCCTCCTTATTTTGAGGTTAAAGGAGATTTCGATTTTGTCTGGAGTAGCTTTAACGATTACCTAAAAGACGTCGAGAAATGGGTTATTGAGTGTAAAAGGTTGCTCTCCGATAACGGGACTCTCTTTTGGTACGGAAACTCTAAAAAAATCGCATATTCTCAAATAATTCTCGACCAATATTTTAATCTTGAAAACTCCTTGACCTGGAGAAAAAAAGATAGTATCCAATACCAATATTACAGTCCAGATCTTGCAAGAAGTTTTAACACTCACAACGAGCGCATTTTAATGTATTCAAACGAGGTCGGATTAACGGGCTTGGAAATGATAACGGAGGAGTTTATCAAGCCTCGAAATCCCTTTTCTCTTTACTTGAGGGAGGAATTTAAAAAAGCGGGAGTAACGAATAAGAAAATCGCGGCTCTTTTTCCGAGTAAAACGGGAGGATTGACGGGTTGTGTTTCAAATTGGTTAAATGGAGATAGTATTATCACGGAAAAGCAATATTTATTAATACGTGATTTTTTAAACGGCGAGTATCTCTGTGAGGATTACGATTATCTCCGTAAGGAATACGACGAGATCCGACAAGAGTATGAGGACAAGAGGAGGTTTTTTTATAACCCGTTAAAACTCGACGAGGTTTTGGAGTTTTCTCAAGAGGCTCACATTAGTAAGAAATACGATCACGAAACCCAAAAAGCCGAGACGCTTACGAGGTCTTTGATCATTACTTGCAGCCGAAAAAACGCGCTTGTATTAATCCCCTTTGCGGGATCTGGGACGGAGTGCGCGATGAGTGCAAAAGAGGGGAGGCGGTTTATTGGATATGAGATCAACAAGAGACACGTTGTTACCGCAAATAAAAGATGCAAAGAGTATTTGTCTCAAACAAGTTTTTTTTAAAAATGGGCTATATCTCCAAGAAAGACCGAGAAATTGTCAAGAAAAAGTTTAACGGCCTTTGCGCGTACTCTGGGACTCCTCTCGAGGACGATTGGCAAGTTGACCACGTAAAGCCCTTGATCCGTAATCGATGGGTCGGAGGTTGCCTTAATCCAGACGATCACAAATTGGAAAACCTCTTTCCAACTCAAAAGATTATCAATCATTATAAGGGATCTCTCGACCTGGAAACCTTTCGGTCTTGGTATCTTGGGGGATTGGATACTCGGTTAAAAAAGCTCCCAAAAAAGACGAGGGTCGAATCAACCAAGAGGAGGAAAAAGTACCTCCATAAAGTTGCGGAGTATTTTGATATATCGGAGGACAAGCCTTTCTCGGGAGCTTTTTACTTTGAAACCTTGCAAGACTCGTAAAATTTACCCTATATTTACACAAAATTGAAAAATGAAAGTCACTTTCTCGGAAAGGTTAACCTTGAGGTCTGGAGATTGTCTTGCGGCGGATTTAATCAGGTTGCGGGTCTCCTTTATTAAACTCAAAAGAGAGGTAATTAAGCCTCTCAAAAGCCTTTATTTAAGGGTTTTTCTGTACACCGAGTACGATTGCGACTTGGACGTTTTTTATAGTAAAGAAAAAAATAAATGAAATCAGTAATAATAGTCAAGAAAGGAGAGGATCTTGAGGCTTGGGGATCATTGACCGAGCTTTGCGATAACCATAAAGAGAATAAATTCTCTTACAACTATCTCAAGGGTCTAAAGTTTCCGTTTGATTACAAGGGCTTTTCTTTTCGGAAAGTACCTTATCGCAAGAGATCTATCTAATAACCAACAATTAAAAAATGAAAATAGCAATTGTAATTATATTAATCGTTGTCGCGATTATGATCATACGTTGGACCGCGGCTTGGTTTCTCCGTATCGATGAAGTTATCGACGAGCTCAAGAAAGCCAACCGCAATCTTGAGGATTTAAAGGAGTAGGAAACCCAAAAACCCAAAAATAAAATGTTAGATTTTACAATTGATTCGATTGAGATATCGATGCACGACGAGGAGGAGTATAATAATAAGAGAAAGGCTTATGTTAAGTTGAGGGCTCTTACAAAGTCCGAAAAAGAGGAGCTCAAAAATATCATTAAAAAAGCCCAAAATCGAGACACTCACCGAATATACAAGGAGAGCGTCGAGAGGCTTGAGATTGAGCTCAGATCAGCAAAAAAGCAATTACACAATTACCAAACCAAAAATATAGAGAAATGAGTAAATCAAAAAATTTAGTTGAGATCAAGGAGATTAATCTCGAGGCTCCAGAGTTAAAAGAAATCGAGAAAAGCAGAGCGGACCAGATCCGAGAGACTTTCCTCCCAATGGCAAAGCAACTCAAGGATTTTGAGGAGCAAGTTATTTCCGTTCAAAAAGAGTACGACTCCGCGGAGGTAATTACGCCGTCTCTTATCGCAAAAGCAAAGCGTCTCCGACTCGATATCGCAAAGATTAGAGTCGCGACGGGCAAAGTCAAGGACGAGGAAAAGAAACAATACCGAGTCGCTGCAAACGCGATCCAAGGAGTCCACAACGTCCTCGTTTGGGCCGTGTCCGATCAAGAGAAAAAACTCAAAAAGATTGAGGATCATTACGCGGAGCTTGAGAGGATCCGTATTGAGGAGCTCCAAGAGGAGAGATCTCGATTAATCGCTCCGTATGTCCCAGAGGATTACGATAGAGACTTTACCTCAATGGAGGAGGATATTTGGGAGGCTTTTTTCGGTAAAAAGAAAAAGGACCACGAGGATAAGGTCGAGGCGGAAAAGCGAGCCCAAGAGCGACAAGATTTAACCGATAAACGCAAGGCTCTTATTTTTAATAATGGCTTTATGTTTAACGGTCGGACTTATACCTCTCACGGAGTCGAGGTCGATATCTCTCCAGGTAACGACGAGGACGAGAAATATTGGGGGAAATATTTTCACGACAAAATTAAACTCCGCGACGCCGCGATTGAGAAAAAGAGACTCCAAGAGAAAGAGGAGCGTCGGATTGCAGAGTTGAGACTCGAGAGAGAGAAAGAGGTTGCAAAGTATGAGTCGTACAAAAACCCGATCGGGCTTGATCTTGGAAAGATTACCGAGGAAAATTATCAAAACATTGTTGAGGCTTGTAAATCCGACGATAAGGCCCTCCAGGAAAAGAGAGTGAAAGAGCTCAAAATCGACGAGAGGGTTAAAGCCTGGAAAACTCTTAAGGAGTTTGATCTTGTCGAAAAGTCAAGAGAGGACCTTGCAAAAATGACTCTCAAAGGCTTTGAGAAGTTGATCAAGGATCTTGAGGAGGTTGAGTTTAATAAGAGGCTTGAGTATGAGAAAGAGAAAGAGGTTGAGGAGCGCAAAGAAAAGGGAGACTCCGAGGTTTGGGACGAGTTTACATTTTGTCTTAAAGCGTTTAAAAAAGACTTTGACTTTAAGTCTCAAGAGTCGGTAAACTTAAAGTCTAAAGTCGATAAAAAAATCGACGATATTTTATCTCTTGTTGATTTTTATACAACCTTAAAAAAGGATGAGTAAGCTCCAGAAATCAAGCGAGGTAAAAGGCCCGATCGAGGTCGGTAAATTTTACCTCGTACCCTTCGCGATTGGGGACGATTTTGATATCCCCGTTACTTTACCCGTACACTCCGACTCCGATCTTTTTAAATCGACTCATCCCGCGGGAAAAGATCATTACCACAACGACTCGAGGTTTGTCAAGGATTATTACCCGAGACCCGTTTATCGAGACCATTATGTCGTCGGAAATAAAAGAGTCCCGATTACGGGTCTCCTCGCCAATAAATTAATGGAGGACTCAAACCCGGGCCAATTGATAAGAGCCTCGGACGTTATAAAGATCGTTTGGAAACGTCGAAAAGCTCGGAGAAATTTTCCAGAGTTTGACAAGACTCAACCCGATCGAAATAAAGCATTTCACTCGAAACTCTACGAGATCGGCGTAAAAGATGGATATTGTCTTAAGTCAAAAAAGATTTGTCCTCATCGAGGTTTTAATCTCGAGTCAGTACCTCCAGACGCCAACGGGATAATCGAATGTCCGCTACATGGCCTCAAGTTTTACGCGAAAAGCGGTAAATTAGTAAACGAAAATTTGGAATTATGCGAGGTTTAAGCCCGATTGATGAGGAAATGAGAGAGTCGTCTCGGTTAAGATCTCGTAAAATTGTAGATTCCGAAAAGCGAAAAGATATTGAGCGTAAAAACGACGACATTTATTATACTCTGGAGGAGGAGTTTTCCTTTCAAAAAAAATTAAATGACCGAGATCGAATGGGACGAGGAGGTACACCTTAGAGCGTACGACAAGATCCGCGAATCAGACGCGGCGGTTAAATTGTATTGGGGCGGTCGAGACTCTGGAAAGAGTTACGAGATCGCCCTTTCTCTCGTTAAGAAGTGTCTAACGGCCTCTTATTTTAAATGTATCCTTGTCCGAGAGCACTTTAACTCTATCAAGGAGTCCCAATGGGAATTATTCCAAAAGGTTGTCCAAGATTTCGATCTCGAGGATCAATTTGATTTTAAACTTAGTCCTCTTGAGATTGTGTGCGTTAATGGAAATCGATTTATTGCGAGAGGTTGCGATAATCCGAGCTCGATTAAATCAGTCAACGAGCCGACGGACGCTTGGTTTGAGGAGGCGGACAAGATCAAGAGGAGTCAATACCAGACGATCGCGACGACTCTCCGATCCTCCGAGGTCCAGGTTGTCCAATGGATATCTTTTAATCCAGAGAGTGAGGGATCTTACGAGGATCATTGGCTTTTTGAATTGGTTCAAGATCAATACGGCGGGACCTGGGAATGGTCTCAATATTACATTGTCGACGGAAAAGAGGTTGAGGTCAAATATTGCTCTTGTCATACAACCTTTGACGATAATCGATTTTGCCCTCCTGAGAGAAAGGCTAATTACATGGCAACGACTGAGGGAGACGATTATTATTACAACGTCTATATTTACGGGTATTGGGGAAATCGTAAAGCTCAAAATCCTTTCCTTACTGCATACGACGACAAGAGACACGTCGGAGACACTAAGTTTGATCCGAGGCGCCAATCGATCGTCCTCATCGACTTTAACGTTGTACCGTTTACCGCTAACATTTATCAAAATTGGTTTGACGATGAGGGATCTCATTATCACCAAGTCGCCGAAATATCAATCCCAAATGGGACGATTGAGGAAATGTCCGAAAGGATCAAAGGTATCCTCGGAGATTCTGTTTATACGGCTCAATTTGGAGGGGATTACAACGGCTCTCAAGCTAAGATCGGGAGATATGACAATAAGAGCCTTTACAAAGAGTTGAGAAAGGCCCTCAATATTGCTTGGGCGCAATTCAAGTTAAAGGCCAATCCTCCGCACAAAACGAGTCGGGTCGACTGCAATTATTTTTTAACTCACTTTCCAGACTTTTTAATCGACTCCGCTTGTCGAGAAACGCGTCGCGATTGTCGATCGGTACAAGTCGACGCTTACGGATCGATCATTAAGAAAAACCGTAAAGACGAGTCCCAGAGAGCCGACAATATTGATAATTTCCGATACCTCATCAACACCTTTTTAAAAGGCGCAATCGAAAAACATAAAAAGACGGGGACATGGTTTTAACTTGTCCGAGATCGTCGTCCAAACTTTGCCGAAAAAAGCGTCTCTCCTTTGTTCTAAACAACCGCGGGATTATATCGATTTGCTCCAGACTTGATAACACTCACAAAGGGTATAAAAAAAGCCTTGGAAAGATCCTAGTTTACAAAGCGCGGGTTGATCTGGGTTACTCTCCAAAATCTTACTCGGGAGACATTTATTATCAACTCTTAAAAGACTTGGATCGATTGGGTTTAAAAAAAGAGAGGTAAAATATATTTCCTTTTCCCTTGCGTGTTAAAGTAATATATCTTACCTTTGGGTATATCAAAAAAGAAAAAGAAATGAATATCTCAAATCAAGTAATCGCCCCAAGACAATTTGGAAACCCTTATTTTGATCGTATGTCTTGCCCTCTGGACATTTTACCCGAGACTTTTACAATACATTATCGCACGGGCAACGGTGTAATTGTAAAAATTGATTTACCAACTAGAGAGTGTGCTCATCAAGGAAATTTTATATCTCGCAAATATACGGGAGTCTCTTTCAAGGCAATTGAAAAGGCTCTAAACGCTCGAGGGATATTTTACAAGAGCGTAATATACAAGCCTGGAGACGGGATTGATATTGTCGCGGATCCAAGTTATAAAAACTAAAAAACGGGGCCTCGAGAGGGGCCCCTTTAAAAGCTCCAAAAAGATGAACACGTCAGAAATTTACAACCTCGCCAAAAAATTAAACCATACCGAGGCAAACGCAATCCTTGGAGCAATGTCTCTCGAGAATAAGGCAAGAGTAAGAAGTTTAAGAAACCTCGGAGACACTTTGTCTCTCGCGATTGCTACCGTTGCCGCAATGGGAGCCCCGAGAGAGGCGACGGATCTCGAAAAGTTGCAAGAGGCGTAAAAAATATGACTATATTTAAACTCCTTTTGATTTAAGCGTCTGGAGGATTGGTTAATGAAAGAGCCCGCGGATTGATATCCGCGGGTTTTCTTTTTGAGAAAAATTAATACCTTAGCCCAAACAAAACACAAAACAATGAAGTTACAAACCCTTTTTTCTCTGTTTTTCGTTTTGCTTTTCTCCTTTTCCCAAGGGAGCGGAGTAGAGTCGGAGCAAGACCATGTATCAATTGAGCAAGCCTCAATAATTACGGCGCAATACATGGTCGTCGATCTTAGCGTCGAGGATTTCGCGATCCCCTCGTTTTACTCTTATCAATATCGCTCCAAGAGCTTTGATTATTTGAGTCGAAATCATACGAGAATCGCCAAAGAAAAGGCGAAAAAGTATTGCATATTAAAGAACCCAAGAAAACACGGAAAGACGACGATCCGTTGGTTTAGGCGGGACAAATTGGAAGTTTAAAATATCTTGCCAAAAGGCAAACAAAAAGAAATCCTCTTGAAGTCCAAGAGGATTTTTTAATTTTGACTTATGTCTATCTGCAATATTTTTGATCTTGGTTGCTTTGATAAATGCGACGAGGTCGTAATAAACTTGATTACAACGGAGACAATCGTCGTTAACACTCGGACGGGACTCTCTTTTACTTTCTCAATCCCAAACCTTGGGCTCCTCAACCCTGGAGTTTATTGTTTCTCAAGATCTGGACAACGTTACCAATTTATCGTAAAAGACTCCGCGGATTGCTCGACATACGAGCCCGCATTACCTCCCGAGGGCGTTTATCTGGATATCGCGGCGTATCGTTTCGGAGACCAATTGCAAGAGGCGGGAGTACCTGGAACCGTCCCGAGGACTTTCGTTGATGCGATCGGGCAACCCGCGGGCTTAATGTACGATCGCGGATCCTCCGTCCTCGCAATGCGATCGAGTACAAATCGACCAACAATTGAGGCGTTTGGAGATATCGACGCCGCTTGGGATTTCACGGGAGCGAGCAAGAGCGGGATAACGTACTCTTATCTCCCTCTCTCTCTTAATCCTTTCTCTTTTTTACATGGTATTGATAACTCTTACTCGTTGAGGGCGACTTGTGGATTTCCCGTTGGATCCAATGGGAATAACATAACGATCTTGACGACAAACGGAGTCGGAAACTCGACGACAATTGGTTTTACTTTGAGAAAGAGCTCCGCAAATGCAATCCAAGTAATTGCTCAGAGGGGGACCTCTGGAGTATCGAAATACTTTTATACCCATACGGAGCCAATACTTGATAACGACGTTGCGAGGATCGTTTTAAATATCAACGGGACGGGAGTCGGAGCGGGATCTTTAACGGTCAACGGAGTTACGGAGACATTTGACGTAACAACGGGAGTCGACTCTTTACCGAGTCCAAACAACGGGATTATTATCGGAGGAGCTCTTTTAGCAAGTCCCGACGATATCTTGATACAAGACGTTAAGATTACGTCCGATTTAATGACAACTCAAGAGATCTCCGATTACATGGCAGCGCGGCCCGAGGTCTCCCTTGATCCATTTCCTCCCGTTTCAAAGCTCCGATTTAACGCTCTGGATACGGACTTTGTCTTAAACTCTGGGGGATCTCCCGCAAACGATGGCGAGGAGGTCGCTCAATTACGTAATCAAATCCCAAACTTGCTCGACGCAACGGCTTGGAGATTTCAAAATCCGACGGGAGGAGAGAGACCCTCTTTCCAAGAGGCAATCCAAAACGGAGAAAACGCTTTACAATACGACGGATCCAACGATGAGTTGGTTAATGATCAATCTTTAATCCCAGAAAAGGGAGGGGTTTACGCTCTTTTTGTTTGTCAGTTTAACCAAGACTCCGCGGACGGGTCGCACGTTATGAGCGGAGAGGATTATATCGCAATCACGGGAGAGGATTACGTCGGAGCCTTTTCCGTGCCTTACGGCGTTGCTCACTTCGATACCCAAGTCCCCACGGTTGTCGGGACCGATATCAATAATAATGTCGAGGCGTATTGTTTAAAACGAGTCGGAGAGAGTTTGACCATGTTTAACGCCAACGGAGAGAGAGACGATCAATCGGATAATATACCTTTCGATCTGGATAATATGGGTCGACCAAGCGGAGGAGGCGGTTTCGTTAATTGGTGGATGGACGGTCTTGTTTTTCACGTCGAGAGGATCGTTGGAATTGTTTCGGACGAGGATTGTATCGCTTACACAAAGCAATTGAGAGATAAATATTTGACACCATGAAAAAAAAATGTTGCGGTCCCAATTGGTTGAGACGTTTGTATTTAAGTAAAACGGGAGGAGGAGGGACGCCTGCTATCCCTTCGCTCGGCTATGGGCTGCTTTATAACTGGTACGCTGCCACGGATGCAAGAGGCGTTGCTCCTAGTGGTTTTAGGGTTCCGCTTGATGCTGATTTTTTGGCTTTGATAAATCAATTTGGAGGTGTAAATAATGAGGGGGCAAGAAATTCACTAATGGGAACCAGAAGGTCTTCAGATGGTCATCCGTACTGGGATGGAGGCTCAACAACTGCTAACGGAACAAACAGTAGTGATTGGGCTTTTTACGGCTATGGTAGGAGAGACGGTTTTAACGGCTTGTTTGCAGTGGAAACGGGGCCTTTTAGTGCTCAATTTGGATATTGGTACGTATCAGATTTAGATAGCACATCATCAAATCCTATTAATTATTATCTGAGTTCAGGGTTATCTCCAAGCAGAGACTCAAACTTTGGCGGTTTTGCAAATTCTGCAAGAAATGGTTATAGCGTTCGGTGCGTTTCCGACACAGAGCCACTAACCCCGACAGTAGTCGATGCTGACGGAAACCTTTACACATGGGTTCAAATAGGAGCGCAGTACTGGTTACAACAAAACCTCAAAACAACTACCTACAACAACGGAGACACTATTCCAACAGGATTAGATAACTCAGCTTGGGCCGCAACAACCGACGGGGCTTGGGCTTATCCAAACGGTGATTCAAATTTACCAATATAAAAACAAGATAAAATGACAACGCTCTTAATTTGCGCCGCTTTTGTTTACGGCGTCTCGACTGTAATTGATTTAACAACGAGCTTTTTTGGCTTGGATCTGGATAAAATTTACGAAGGGAAAAAACCTCCTCGATCGTCTGCATTTGATCGAGACCCGATTGATTACAAGGAAAATCCTTTATTTCTCAAATTTATATATAGACCTCTTTTTTATTGTAATGTCTGTATGTCCTCGGTCTGGGGATCGATTTATTACGTCGTCTCTTTTGGCTTTGTTGATCCTTGGAGTTGGATCCTCCATTGTGTAATCTCCGCGGGTTTAATTCAAATTGTCAACCGTTATGTTTAAGCTATTAATCAAAAAGATTGTTGAGGCTTACCTTAACTCAACTCCGAGATCAATCAAAAAAGAGGGTCTCGTACCTATTGGCCTCGACTCCGAGGGAAATCGATATTACTCTTGGGAGGATCTGGAGTCAATCCCAAAGGCCCGGGTCAATCAATTACAAAACTTTGCGATTTTCGACGATCTTAAAATGACCGTCGACAACCTCTTTGATTTGACCAACAAAATAATTGAGATCAATCAAAAGCTCGCGTCTAATAAAAACGAAAAGAGCAAAGCCCGACTCCATGCACAAATCGGAGCTCTTGCCTCGGAGATGCAATGGAGGACCCAAGAGGATACTCCTTTGGATATTATTCTCAATATCGCGTCGGTCCTTGCGGTCCGAGAGGACGAGGATCCCAATCAATTTAAGCAGACGATCCACGAGGAAAAGGTAAAGCAACTTTCCAAAGAGGAGAAAGACGGTAATTTTTTTTTCTTAACTCACGAGGTTTTCGGAGCCTTAAAACCCTCCTTGATTATGTCGGGCGGCGAATGGAGGGAGCACTCAAACCGCTTGATTTACCGAAAAGCCCAACTCGAAAAACGTTCGGGGATAATATCGCGAGAGACGTCGTCAAGAGGAGAGAAGAATCCGACGACGAGCTCGTCGTAATGGTCTCGGGATCCCTGGACATTAACGCGAAATCAATTCGCGAATGGTTAACTTTGTTTGCGATGTACTGTAAAAAACAGTCCAAACAATCAAAACGTTAACAAATGACCGTTGATCCAATTATCCTCCAGATACAAGCGGAGACTCGTAAAATAAAGCAAGATCTCGACAACCTCGACAAGAAAGTCGACCAGACTCAAAAGTCGTTTGATCAAGCGGGAAAATCGGGAAAAAAAGCCTTTGACGATACGGGAAAATCCTCAGACAAAGCAAAAAGGAGTATCAACCAACAAGACAAATCGGTTGATCGTCTGGAGAGAGGATATAAGAGACTTGAGAGTCGAATTATCGCGGCCTTTGCAATTGATCGCCTCGCGCGATTTACGGGAGAGGCAATAAAACTCGCGGGAGAGGTTCAAGGAGTCGAGGCGGCTTTTGGGCGGATCTCCCGACCTGGACTCCTCCGAGAATTGCAAGACGCAACCCGTAACACGGTCTCCGATCTCGAGTTAATGAAACAAGCCGTCCGAGCCAACAATTTCCAAATCCCTCTCGATCAACTCGCCAGTCTTTTTGACTTTGCGAGACGTCGAGCCAAAGAGACGGGAGAGGAGGTTGATTTTCTCGTTAACTCGATTATTGCGGGTATTGGACGAAAGTCTCCTCTTATCCTTGACAACCTCGGGATTTCCGCGGTCCGTCTCCGAAAAGAGCTCAAGGGAGTAGGAGTCCAATCCGCGGATATTGGAGAGATTGCAAAAGTCGTCGGAGACATTGCAACCGAGGAAATGGAGAAAATGGGAGAGGAGACGGTTACGACAAAAGATCGGATCGACGCCTTAAACGCCTCTTTTGAAAATATGCAAGCGGAGATCGGCGCCGCGTTAATCCCCGCGGTTGAGGACTTAATGGGAGCTCTCGAGGGTCTTAGTAATCGGTTTGATTATATCGCAGCGGCGGGACTTGATGCTTTTGCGGGAGGATTTTACACTCCCGAGCAAATCGAGGGTTTAAAGGTAGTAAATAGGTCGATCGATGATCTTATTGTTGAGACGGGTAAATTACTCAACTCCGTTTCGGACGATGGAATCGAGGGAGCTTGGGAGCAAGTGAGACAAAAAGTCCAAGAGAATATCGTCGAGACTAAAGAGTTTAAGCGACTCTCGGAGCAATTAAAACAAAGAGTCCTCGAAAGGGCGGACGGCGAACTCTCCGCGATTCGATTTAAGAGAGAGCAAAAAGTTATTACAGAGGAGGAGATTAAATTACAACAGCAATTAAATAAAACGACTCAAGAGAGAGTCGGTATAATAAAGGGTCTCAAAGACGATATAAAAGCCCTCAACGAGGAGCTCCCGGACGCTCAAAGTCAAGGCGAGATAAATCGAATACTCGACGCGAGAAACGCCAAAGAGATACAATTAAACGCGATCCTTAATCAAAGAAAAAATCTCCTTGATTTTGAAAATGACGACACGGATCCGACTATTGATTTGCCTACCTTTCCCGAGGATCCTTTTGGAATTGGTGCAACTTTACCCGAGAGTCTCCAAAAAGCGGAGGAGGACTTTGAGACCTTTTACGATAATTTATTAATGCAGAGAGCGGAAAACGCTCAAAGCGAGGCGGATTGGGCTCAATTTGTAACGGATCAACAAACACAAGCCTTTCAAACAAGACTTGCCCTAGCAAATGATTTCTTTTCCGCTCTTATTAGCCTCCAAAGGACAAGCGGTAAAAACGCAAAAGAGCTCGCAACCTTTCAAGCCTTTCTCAACTTTTTCCTTGCAGTTTCGGACGCTCTCGCTCAACCATTGGATCCGATTACGAAAGCAATTTACGTCGCCTCGATTACGGCTCAATCCGCCGCTCAGATTGCATCGATACAAGCTCAAGAGCCCCCCTCGTTTTTTAAAGGGACTCCTTTCTTTTCGGACTCACCGTCCAAAGGGCGTAAAAAAGACGACGGTTGGGCGCGTTTACATTACGGAGAGGCCGTTATACCGTCAGAGGCCAATAAGAGATCGAAAGGACTCTCCGAGGCTTGGATCAACGGGAAAGAGGACGCTTGGATTTATACAAATCATATTTTACCCGCAATTGTACAAGATCGCACGGATCGAAAGGATCAAAGAGATCGATCCTTTGCTCAAAATATAGCTCGATCAATGTCTCTTAATATGCCAGACGATCGAATGGTTAAAGAGCTCAAGAGAAACCGCTTTGTCTCCGAGTTAATGCTTGATGAGATAAAGAAAAAACAACGCAAAAATCCGTATCGCGCATGAGAAATTTTCGATTTAGGCTCAATAATCAATTTGTAAACGAGCCCAATAATTGGGAGGATTTTGAGGAAAACTTTATCCGTGACGAAACCAAGAGACACGTCTTTTTTGATTACCCAATCTCCCTTGATTTTATCGGGGACGGGTATCAATATCTCGATGAGGTATATCAAGAAAATTACGACTCTCAAACTCTCTTTGAGGTTTCGGAGATTACCGAGTCCTCGGAGGTTGTGATCTTTCGGACATTTATAAAGACGTCAAATATTACGTTTGATTTGATCCGAGACATTGCAACAACGCAGATCGACGACGTCGTTTATCAGTCCTATATTTTCAACAATTATTCCGTCGAGGTTGGTTGCGGAGCTCAAAAAAGTAAAAACGATTTCGATATTGACTCAATACCGAGCCTCGATTTATATCTCTTTACACCGTCAACGGGCGTACGCATAGAGGAGGAGGTCAGAGCTTACGACGTTAAATCCGTTATGAGTATGATCATTGATTATGTTTCCGACGGATCAATAAATTTCGAGTCGACTTGGTACGACTCACTCCCGACAAACGAGAGACTCGCAATCGCAACGGGCCTCGAGATACGCACAAGGACGGGGCGGACGGCCCCAATCATATCGTTGGAGGCAATGTTTGACGAGCTTTGGAAAAAGTTCAATCTTTACTTGATCGTCGAGGATCCTATCTCAAACCCGACGATCCGACTCGAGGAGGAGTCTTATTTATATGGATCTGAAAATATCCAGGTTTTAAACGTTTCAAACTTATCTCGATCGATTGACTTTGATCGTCTTTACTCGACGATTAATCTCGGGTCCAATAAAGCAATAAAGGAGAGATCCGCGACTTATCTTTTTCCATATCTCCGACTCTTTGCATTTGTTGAGGAGACCTTTAATATCTCGGGAGTCGTCAACGTAGACAATCAACTTGATCTCGTTTCCGATTTCGTTATCGATACAAATGTTTTCCAAGACGTCCTCGAGAATGGATCCGAAAATTACGACGAGGACATATTTTTAATTCAATACGACGGGGGATCGTTGGATAATGAAGCAATCGCGGGAGATTACTTTGAGGCAACCAATCCCTCCGCTCGTTTTTACAATGAGATCCTCCTCAACTCAAACGTCGCGGACCGTTTCCAGGTTCTCGGAAATCTTGTCCTCGAGACGGGATTAATACAAACGGCCTTTCGAGCTCAACAAAACGTTGGATTAAATTATATCGGAGATCTTGGAGCAATCGGGGATTGCGAGATTGCCTTTCCTCTCCAGACCTTTATATTTCAGGACGACACCAACCCTCCCAACTTTGATATTGGAGACGATTACGACCCTTTAACGGGAAAATATAAAGCGATTGACGAGGGGGACCATGTTTTTCGATCGGTTTTTCGGATTAATACATTTGGAAACCCTGGACAATCCGCGGGTCGCCCCGGGTTTGATTTTACTCTTACTTTGCGAGTATCAAACAACCTCGACACGGCTAACCCGACAAGCTACTTGATTACTCAAATTTTCGCGGACTCCTCAACCTCTGCCTTTTCAATCAGTCCGACGGATTCATTTACGATCCCTCTCGGAGTCGAGATAACACTTGTTGAGATAATACATACTCGAATAATGCAGATTGACGACGAGGCAACGGTACGGGCTCAAATGGAGGTTTGCTCGACCTCCGCGTTTACTTATGCTTTTGGAGTCAATTTATCGACGTTTGAGCTTATCGCCTCTCCTCTTGCGGGAGGGACATATCAAATAAAAGATCCCGACGATTACTTTGTTAATCTTTTGGAGTCCAATAGTATTTTGATTGATCCCGTTACTTGGGAGGACTTTAAATCCGATATCTCATCGCGGATAAATATATCGGACGACAAGGATCAAGTCCGCGTATCTTTCGCGAAAAAAATAACTCGTAAATTAGCCTCGGGAGAGTCAGATATTGAGACCCTTTTTAATCGAAAGCAGCCGATAATATAATGAGACCGACACCAAATCAACCGATTAAATTTAGACCGACGGGAGACTTTGATACCGAATCTTGCGGGCCCGTTGCTTATCAAGCGAGAATATTTCAAACCGATGTATTGCGTTGGCAATTCGACATCGACATTTGTCCCAATGCGGAGCAAGTTATCGACGAGCCTTTTTTTAATAACGTCGGATCTTGGACAACCAACGATAACGCGACGGTTTTTGGCGGATCGATCAACCTTTGCGCTTTTAGTATTGGAGGGCAACTTTTCCAAAATATGGTCCCAGACATTACGGGCAATTGGTACGAGTTTTCCGTTGTTATTTCCGCCGTCAACGAAAACATTGGAAATTCAAAATTTAGGGCGTCGAGCTTATTTGACGCGGTCGAATTTCCCGCAACGGTCGGGAGACATACTTTTTACGTCCAAGCGACCGATAACAATTTTTTGGTTATTACTCTAATTGGTGACGCCTCTCTCAACGTTTCGGGATTTGGTCTTGCAGATATTGACGAGGTTACAATGAGAGAGATCGATTATCCGTCTTGCGAGATATTGGATCTTGACGATAACGTCCTCTCAACTCCCTCTCCAGCGTTTGCGGCTCAAAATTTTGCAAATTGGGAGATTATCCCAGATACTTCAGAGCTCGACGCGGGTCAATTTAAAATAAGGGTTTTTAGGTCTTGCGAGGGCGACGACTCCGATTTGGAGAGTTGGACCTCGGAGTCCGTTTGTATTATCCGCGAAAACAATCGGGATATTTTAATTGGTGGGTGCGGAAATACCTCCTCTTTTTTGGGGGATTTCGATCCCGTCGCTCGTTTATCTGGAGAGCTTGCGAGAGGTACGGGTTTCCAATTTCCAAATCGATACACGTACCAAAACTCAAAAGGGCGTTTTTTTAACGGTTATACAAGGCGTAATAAAGTGAATACTCTTAAGATCGAGCTTTGCCCCGATCACGTTCGAGACTTTATTTATATGCTCCCTCTCTTTAATACGATCGGGATAAGGGTTGGCACGGGACCCCAAGAGCAATATTTTATATCTGAGGAGCCAGACGACCCCGTATTTGCAGACGGAGAGAAAACCCTCGCGACAATTACTTTGCAACTCGTGAGAAAATCAGTAAATGAAATCTCTAACTTTGTGCAAGATTGCGAGCCGTCACTCCCTCCCGTTGTAATTGGAGATCGAAACTTAAACGAGGCGATACAAACGGGCAACAATCCCGCGGAGTCTGAACTTATAAAAGCGTAAAAAATGGATATTGTAATTAAGAATTTTTGGACTTATCCCGTCGATACAACTACTCAAAAGGATATAGTTGTCCTCTTTGCAAAGCCCGACGGATCGGAAGGTTATGCGATAAGGCAGCAAACAAAGGAGGACCTCTTTAAGATCAATCCCTCGATGAGTCTCGCCTTTAACCCTGGAGGAAATTATACGCCGATTGTTTTTGATACGGTATCAAACGCTCGTTTGACTTTCGACTCTGTTATTGGACTCCTCGAGTTTATTGGAATGTCAATCGTAAAATTTGACTCAAATACCAAAATCCAATTTGAGGAAACGAGCGGAGAGATTATTAATTACGACGCTCTTGCAGACGTAAAACTCAATTATCTCGCGGGCCCAAAATTTCTTTGGTACGAAAATCTCGGATCTCTAATTATGTCGAGCAATTTCGCTAGCGCCGATTTAGAAATGAAAAACGCTGATTCTTTAGTTTCCTTGATAATGGGCGGATTAAATGCAGACACGGGACAAAAGGTTGGACGGGTACTCTTAAAAGACGCAAATAATAACGCGATGGATTTACGCTCGAACTTAACCGAGCTTGATGAGGACGTTTTTGCTTATTTACCAAGTCCGAGAAATGATTACGACCCAATATCCGACGACCCTCTCAATTTAGCTTATCGAGAGGACGATCAATTTCGATTTACCGACAATCCGTCAAACGCGGACGTTATAACGGCTCAATCTGGGAGGCACTCGGTCCAGGTTGTCCGTATTGTTGCGCCAATAGCAAACTTAACTTTGGACTTGCCCGCGGCAAAAAATGGGGACGTTGTTGATTTTAGCGTATTCGGAGGGCCGACGACAAGTATAACAATGACCGCGGCGGGAGGAGCGTCAATCGACTCCGCCTTAACGGGCACGTCCTCTCGACATATTCGGACATGGATTTACGACGATGGGTTGAACGCTTGGTTTCGGTTCTCCTCTTAAAGTATTTTGTTTAATTTTGATTTATAAAGCGGCTTATCGGGGCCAACTCGACAATAATAAAATAACAAGAAAATGTCTCTTTGTGCCAACGCTTTAGAAAATTACGTTAACGCCGATTGCGAGGACACCTTTGCGGGCGGTATCCGATCAATTATCGTTTTTCAAGACGAACTCCCAGAGGATCCGAGTAACGCGGATCAAGTCCAAGCCCTATTGGATAACGGGAGCGCCAAACTTTTAACCTCTCTAAAATGCGGATTTCCCGAGCCGTCTCCCGTAACGTCTCCCTCGATGAGATCTTGCTCTCCAGAAAGGACGATTAATTACGATCGGACAATGACCTTAATCGATGCAAATGTCATTTCGGGCAACGTCGATTTTTACAACTCGTTAAATAATACGACGGGCTTTGAAGCGTCTGGATTGATTGCTCATCATTGCGACGTCGATCGGATTTCATTTATCACGGATCCAATAGCATTTGAGGGAGGGTTAATTATCCCAGACGACAACATTGATCAACCTCAACATTTCGCTTATACGGGTAAATGGAAGTCCAAAGGAGATCCGAAATTATACGCAAGTCCTGGAGATATTTTCGCGTAATTAATTACTCGAAAAGATGGAAAAAGGCGTCCTCCTAATGGCTTTTAATAGTCCCTCATATATTTACATGGCGGCTCAACTTGCTTTATCGATCAAATACAACGATCCAGATCTCCCGATCCAGATTGTCCACGACGGTAATATTGGGTATTTGCCCGAGGCTTATCGTATTGCTTTTGATCATTATACACCAATCAAGGAGTCCGACTTTATTGTCGACGGAAAGTTTGAGCCGGGTCTTGCAAAACTCAAGGCTTACGATTACTCAATTTTTGATAAAACGATTTACCTCGACGTCGACGCTCTCGCGATTAATCCGATATCGGATCTTTTCGAGGATTGTAACTCCTTTTATTTAACGGAGGTAATTGATAAAGGAGGCAAAAATGATAAAATCGGATACTCGCATTGGGCTGAAAACTCGGAGGTCTGGAATTATTTCGGACTTACTGAGGAGGCGGTTTTTTGTTCGACTCAAAGCTCGTTCCAATACTTTGAAAAAGGAGACTCCGCTCAAGGTTTATACGAGTTTTTCGATAAAAATTTCTCTTTCCCTAAAGAGAGACTCAAAAATCATTGGGGGGGATCAATGCCCGACGAGTTGATTGTTTCGGCGTCTTGTGCACAATACGCACACGACCCCGCGATTGGAGTCCCCGTTGTGTATTTTGGAAACGCCAACAACCGAAAAGAGATCGCAGAGATACAAGAGAATTACAAGATCTTGAGCCTCTACGGAAACGGAAACGGGACGACGCTTGTCTCGGGACGATATTTGGATTGGTACGATCGTATGACAATAAAGCGATTTAAAAAATTTGGATTGAGGCCAATTAAAAAGAGTTGGCAGTTAATGAAAGGTAAACACGTGAATTGATGAGAGTACTCGTAAATATTGCAACTCATAAGAAAAGAGAGGGTCTCCTTAAGAGGTCTCTCATTTCACTTTTAAGACAAAACTCAACGATTGACTTGTTGACCGTCGTCTTTAATGATTACGGCCCTCCTCAATGGTTTAAAGATCTCGAGGAGGGATATCCGTACCTCCAGGGTCTTAAGGCTGCAAAGGATCTCAAGGCGGGATCCAAGTTTACCCAACTCTCCGAGGCAAAGGATAATGATATTTATTTGACTTGCGACGACGATATTTTTTATCCCGCAAATTATGTCAAGTATATTACCGACCTCGTATTAATAACGGGAGGTCCAATCGCTTTTGATGGGACAATAATCAATAAGGACGGAGAGATTTCGCTCAAGGTTCCGTTTTTTTCAGGAAATGCAAGCCCAAGATCGGTCAATCTTGGAGGGTCCGGGACGATTGCTTTTCCCGTTCAAATATTTAAAGGGTTTAAGCCTGGAAACAATTACGCCGATATTGATTTTGCGGCGTACGCTCAAAAATTGGAGGTCTCGTTTATTTGTCCCGTCCGTGCGGACAATTGGATAAAGCCTCTCGACGGACATTGGGAGACCTCAATCCAGAGAGGAGACTCTCATATAAAAAAGCTCCGAAAGGTAGTTGAGAAAAACCCTTTCAAATTATTTGAGAGACGTCATTACGATTTTACAGACTTTGGAGGTTGGTCGATCGATTTTGGAGCGTTTAAACATATCCTTGGGCTCGATATTGGCTTTTTAGTCGAGTTTGGATCGGGAGGATCGACAAAGTATTTAAACAGATATTTGAGCGTCTTATCGGTTGAGGAGGACGTTATTTTCCACGAGAAAAGCGAAATACCAGAGGAAAACAAAATCCTCGCTCCGATCTCTGGAGGTTGGTATGATCTAACGACCGAGGATCTCAAGAGGATTAAAAAAGCGGACGCCTATCTTGTGGACGGCCCAAAGGGAGAGAATCGAGTCGGGATCCTGGACAATTTAAACCTCCTCAATAAAAAGGCGATATTTATCGTCGACGATTGTCAAAGAAAGGAGGATCTCCAGATTGCGCGGCAAATTGGAATGACTGTAAAGAGACCAATAAGTCTTAATATCTTTGGAGAGAAAACCATTGCAATAATTTAAACTCAATTAATATGTCTTGTTGCGGTAGAAAAAGAGGAGGATCAAAGAGAGCGTCGTCAAAGGCAATGCCAAAATCGACCCAAACCTTGCAAAAGAAATCCTCTTACTCAAAACCCTCGAGTAAAAAGAAGTAAAAAATGGACGCGGAAAAATTCCAAGAGATAATCGATATTGATATCCGTCCCGTTATTAAGGAGATATCCAAAAAAAAACGATCGCGAAAAAAAGCCTCTGAGGAGGAGCTCTTTGTTGATGGACTGACTCCTTACTTTAACGGATGGAGGGAGACCGTTATCGAATATCACGAAAACCGCGTACACTCGGAGGAAAAGTTTCCGACGGTATTATTTAAAAACGTTGCCCCAAACCAAGGGCAAGAGGAGCTCGATTACATTAGAGATACACACCAATCGATAACCTCCGACGTTTTTCTTGAGTTTGCAAATACGGTAAAGAGGGGACTCATTAACGGTAATATTGAGTATCAAAAAGAGGACAACTCAGACGCGAAAGACTTTAAAGAATACATCGACGAGAAAATCCCTCAATACAAGTCGCTTTATGAGTACATGAAAAGTCTTGTTGATCAAAAGTTGACCGACGCAAACGCGGTCCTTGCGATCAATTACAAGGCTCAAGTTGATGAGGACGGTATAATTGAGGGACGGATCTCTCCATTTCCAGAAATTTACAACTCTCAAAACGTCGTTTATATTGATCCAGACGACTCAATTATTGTTTTAGCTCACGAGAAAAGCCTTGTAAAGGTAGGGTCTCAGAACCAAAGAAAGGGATTGATCTTTAACGGATACGCGAAAGACTTTTATTTTGTAGCGACTCAAGTTGGGAGAAAATCGGATTACAAATTTGAGTTTACAGAGTTTGATCACGAGCTCGGATGGGTCCCCGCAATGCGGTTAATGGGATCTCCTCGGTTGGTTGACAATCGACTTTATTACTCCTCTCCATTTCATCGAGCCGTCTTTAATCTCAACCTTGCCCTTTTAGATAACGCCAATCTCTTATTGATAAAGAGAAAAGTTGGTTATCCGACGCGAGTATTTCACTCTCAAAAATGCAGACACCAACACAACGGGTCCGTTTGCGACGAGGGAGTTATCCGTTGGTCGGACGGAGAGGGACACCATGAGAGCCAATGTCCCGCTTGTAATGGATCGGGACAAGTCCAGATTTTTGGACCATTGTCGGAGCTCCATATTAACGTTGATGAGGACTCGGAAAAAAACCCGATCAAGGCCAACGACGCAATGGCTTATATTTCTCCAGATATTGCGATACCCGAGTTTTTAAGAAAGGAGATCGATCAATTTATTACCAAGGCTCTCGAGGTTTTGCATTTAAAAGCGGAGCCCCGAGGATCTGGAAACATAACCGCAACCGAGAAAAACATTGATCTCAAGGCGACTGAGGGCTTTATCAAGCCGATATCGGATCAAGTTTGGCACTTGTACGCGTTTCTCTTAAAGACAATCGGATCTTTGTATCTGGGACAAGAGGCTTACGATAAAGTCTCTCCCAAAGTGATCCCCGCGAAAGAGTTTGATATTATCGGTTACGACGATTATATCGAGCAACTCGCAGAGGCTCGGAAAAATGATTTACCCGGATACATTATCCAAACGATCATTTATAATTTGATGAGGTCTCTCAATTACTCCGACTCGTTTAGTGAGAGAGTATTTGATTTGATCCAATACGCGGATCGCCTTTGGAGTATGTCGTCAAAAGATGTCGCCTTGAGTCTCTCAAGAGGAACGGCGTCCAAATGGGAGGCAATCTTACACGAGTCCGCCTTGGCCTTTATATTTGAGATCGTTGAAAGTGAGGAGTCCTTTTTCGATAAAGATCTTGAGCAACAAAAAATTATCTTGATTGATAAGGCGAAATCCGTCGAGACTGCAATAAGCGCCAACCAAGAAATCGAACTCCCAAACCCTCTTAATCTTGAGGAATAGTTATTTTGAATAAATATCGACTATCCCGTATTTTCTATACTTGATCGATACCTTGTCCTCTCGGATTTTTTTCGTTGCCTTTATGAGCTTACGAGCGTTGTCGATTCCGATATAATTATGGAGTCTCCAGGCTCCAATTAATACCCTCCTCCCGAGGAGTTTTTTTACCTTCGGATCCTTGGGTTGATATACAAAGTGAAAATCTCGGTTTAGATACTTAAAATCGGGATCCTCTCTCAAGTCGTTTAAATGGTACATATTAAAAAGGATTATCGTCGAAATCGTCTCCTCTGGATTGCATTGTAATTTTTTGGAATCGATCAAAGTCAACACTCGGAGGAGAGAAAGGAGCGACCTCTTGGTTTGAGATCTTGTTAAGCGGTCCGTCCCATTGCATTTTTATAGTTTCTTTGGGGCGCCCTCCTCTCATTTTTCCGTTGATAAACTCGAGTACTCCGTGAGTCGACTCTCCGTCCTCGTACATATCGATATCGTAATACTCTGGGCGATAAAGAAAATCGACGACGTCCGCGTCTTGCTCAATTTGTCCGCTTTGTCTAAGGTCTGATAGCATTGGACGCTTATCTCCTCCTCGAGTTTCGACGGCTCTTGATAACTGAGCGATCGCAACAACGGGGATCTCGAGTTTTTTCGCCATGAGTTTAAGTCCCTTTGAGACCTCTCCGACGTCTTGAGTCGGGTCTTTATATCCCGCTTTTGCGAGTTGCAAATAATCGAGATAGACAATATCGCAACGTCTCTCTTGTACTGCAAGCGCCGTCTCTCTCTCAATGTCGGTTAAATTGGTAAACTCGTAAATTGTCAAAAGATCCGAAATCGACAACAAGTATTTGTTTATCTTGGATTGCAAATCGGCGTCAAGATCTCGCTTTAAGATATACTCGGGAGGAGTGTTTGTTTCGAGTCCCGCGAGGCGAGCGAGCAACTCGAGAGGAGTCATTTCCAAGGAATGGAAAAGAGGTTTAACACCTTTTTTGAGTTGAAAGTGTATCTCGTTAACGGCCCTTGCAGTTTTCCCCATACCTGGACGCGCGGCGTAAATAATTAAGTGTCCGTCTTGATGTCCTCCCGTTATCGAGTCGTAAACTTTAAATCCCGTCGGGATGCCCGTTGTAATACCCTCGTTGTTTTTTCCCATTACCTCCGCGAGCCTTTCCGCGACCTCTCTTGTCGAGTATGTATTACCGTCGGAGAGTCCTTTCGTCAAATTGTGGAGGCTCGTTTGAGTTTTATCCAGGAGATCAAATGTATCAACGCTCTCCTCGTACGCGTCCCGTATATTATCGCTCGATATTCGGATTTGCTCACGGAGTAAAAATTTCTCGTGCACGATTCGAGCGTGATACTCCAGATTAGACGCGTTTGCGACTTTATTTGTCAGCATAGACACGTAATAAGCTCCTCCGCATATTTCCAAGACCTCGTTTTTTCGCAGTCTATCAGTAACGGTAATTATATCGACGGGATCTTGGTTGTCCGTTAATTGTACAATCGCCTCAAATATTTTTTGATGAGACTCCTTATAAAAATACTCGGGCTTGAGGAGTCGGGTCGCGAGATACGTTGCTTGCTTTTGTAGCAAAGAGGCCCCGAGTACGGCCTCCTCCAAATCTAGAGCTTGCGGAGGTATTTTTCCGATATCGTTGTCTCTTACTTTTGGGAGATCTCTTTTACTCATCGTTAAGGGCTTTTAAAGTTTTCGCGGTTACTTCGCGGACCCTGTCCTCTGAGTTGTCCGATATTAGTATTAAAAAATCAACGTCTTGCTCTTTATAAATCGTTGAGGAATACCATTTATAAGCGGTCCCGCTTACATGGTTTGTCTTTATCGAAGTCGATAAATAGCTCATATCTTTTAATTATTTTTGGTTTTCCAAATGTACGGGACTCAAATCGGAAAGTTGTCCCTTTAACGGATTTTAACAAATGGCAACAAGTGGAGAGATATTGTCGGAGAGAATTAATCGAGTCGAAAATATCCCCGATCGATTTATATCCAGAGCGGCAGCGACTCAAGCTCAATTATTTAATGAGCTCTTAACTATACTCGAGAGTCTCGGTTTGGGTCGAGAGGGAGGCGTTACAACCTCCGCCGCGGATCTTGCAAGGATAGACGCTTTAATTGATCAATATTACCAGAGAGTCCGACAAGGAGAGTACGGGGGGCTCGTTGCGGGTTTTATTGACCAAATGCAAAAGCAACAACAATTAAACGCGCAATATTACGAGGTCGAGTTTGGTTTGACGCCTGGAGCCCTTTCCGCGAGTGTATATCAACAATCCAGACAAAAAGCCCTCCGTCAACTCTTGGGGGACGATTTTAAAACAAATTTTATCAATGTAATCCGAGACCAAGTTGTCCAGAGTGTCGAGGCGGGAGCCTCATTTACTCAAATGAGGTCGGATCTTTTTCCTCTGTTTACCGACGGAGAGAGATTGGGCCAACTTCATAATTGGATTTCTCAAGTAACGAGAGATATCTTTTCCGTTTTTGATAGGGCTTATAACAACTCCGTCGCGGTTGAGTTGGATCTCGAGTTTGGTCAATACGCGGGAGGTCTTGTAAAGGACTCTCGTAAATTTTGCACGGATCGAGCGGGTAAATTTTACCACGTTAAAGAGGTCGAGTCTTGGGCCTCTGAGGAGTGGCAAGGAAAATATAGAAGGACAAATGCCCGTAATATTTTGGATTGGTTGGGAGGATACAATTGTATGCACCTTTTCGCGTATCGATCGATAATCAACGTCCCCGATTATGTTATCGAGAGAAATATCGCGAGCGGTAATTACAAAAGATCCCGATAAAAGTAAAGGGAGACAATGTCCCCCCTTACAACCAAAAATAAAAAAATGATAATCCGCAAGAATTGAGTAGGAATACGGACGCCTCAAAGATAGGAGGATTTTATACCTTTACTCAATAAATCAATAATAAAATGGCAAAGCGCAAGTTTATACACGAAAAAAGAAAAATCATCCGCGAGCTTGATCTCTCGGATAAATTAGCCAAAGAGTACGGTTGGATCCCTTACGAGGAGCCCGAAAAACCAGAGGGGAAAGATCCAGAGGAGAAAGCCCCAGAGGGGAAAGATCCAGAGGACAAGACTCCAGAGGACAAGACTCCAGAGGCAAACGCCCCAGAGGAGAAAGCCCCAGAGGCAAACGCTCCAGAGGAGAAAAAGGTTGCTCCCGCGGTAAACGGAAAAACAACCGCAACCAAAAAAACGTCAACACGTAAGAAAGTAGATTAATGAAACAACTTTTTGAGTATATCGGGTATAATCCCGAGGAAGGAGCAGAGCCAAAATGGGACGACGTAAAAAAGGCTCTTGAAGAAAAATTTGTCCCAATAGCGCAAATTGGGGATCGCCCCGATTTGCTTAAACCATTTATCGACGAGTCTTTTGGTAAAAAATCTCGAAAGGTTCAAGTTGATATCATTAAGGTAATGAAAGACAACGGTCTCGACGCTCCGCATTCGGAGTTTGAAAAGATCCCAACAATCGAGGAGTTACTCCCTCTTGCGGTTAAAAAGTTCAAGTCTCAAATTGAGGAAAAGGCCGCAAAGGACAAGACGGGAGACGAGACTCTTAAGGCAAAACTCCAAGAAACGGAGACCGAGAGAGATCGTTTTAAAAACTTGTTTGAGAAAAAAGATAACGAGTTTACGTCTTTCAAGGACCAGACAATCCAAGACCAAACCAAAGCAAAACTCGACTCTTTCCGAGAGAAATTGATCGGGGGAGTAAAGTGGAAAAAGGATATTACGGGATTGGAGAAAGACGGTTTCCGCGTTAAATTTGGCGAGAAGTACGATATTAAGGTTAACGACGAGGGCAAGTTTAACCTCAAGGACAAAGAGGGAAAAACGGTTTACAACCCGTCAAAACCGACCGAGATATTAACTCCAGAGGCCGCAATATCCATTTTTGCAAAGGAGAATAAAGTCGACGACTCCGCTCCTTATACGGGCAAAAAGGATAAAAAGACGGGGGCGACGAAAGAAAAAGTCGATACCGATCCTCCTAAAAATCGACGTCGAGCCAATCCAAGGTTTAGCGGTCGAGTAGAGGTCGAAGATTGATAAAGTAGGTCAACGGACCTTATCCGTTACGATTGCGGGCGTCGCTCCCTTAGTGACAAAAGACAAAAACCTTAACAGATATGTCTTATTTAAGTACCCTCCTTGTACAATGCGAGGATTTCCAAGATAAATTGGGAAATGTTTGGGGAAAAGATGCCTCTTTCGTGAGAGATCCGATCCCTTTTTTAGAGTATGTTAGATCCGAGGAAAATACGAACCTTGTCGACGTCACAGTCAACGAGGGAAAAGGGAAGACGATGAACGTCAATCTTACGTATTTCCAAAGAATCCCAGAGAGCGAAGTTGTTGAAGCCTCGGAGCGCGGTTGCGCCGTTGATAAAGAGCGCGGAAATTGCGTTGAGCAATACTCAATCGATACGACGGATCTCGTTAAGTCTGGAGAAATCATTAAGGCGAAAGCCCTCGAGAGATTTTGCCAAGATAACGACGAGTATATTGTTGGAGTGATTATGAGACACCTCAACGCAATCGATCGAAAAGTTGCCTCTCGTACGGCGGCTCAAGCGGCGGCGTTGCTTGGAGCTTGGTCCGAGGACGCGATTGATTTTTACTCAATTGTTGACGACAAGTTGACCGTTAGGACTAAAAACGCGGACGGATCTTATCTCCCTGGAGCTCTTGAGAGCGTTGATCAGGCGGCAATGATGTCGAGTTTTGACGGTTTCATCGGTTTCGGAGGAGCGGCGATGAATGAGTATATGAGATTAACTCAAGCGGGTTGTTGCTCAAACTCTGGACTTGACGTTTTGGCGTTGTATCAACAATACGGTTACGCGTTCGCGTACGACCGTCGATTGGCAACGGCTCTCGGAGGTCAACTCGAAAACCTTGTTATCGAGCCTGGAGCGTTTCAACTCCTTAATTACACTCAAACTCCTTGGAAAGAGGATATTTCGATTGAGTTAAAATCGGGTTATGAGGCGATCCAACTAACGACTCCCGCGGGAGTTGACGTTGACGTTTATATCAAAGATGAGTGTCCCGGAGAGATCTCGATCAATGTCTTTGCCAATACTAAACTTGTCGGTTTACCCGACGATCTTTTCCCCGTTGGGGACAATTTCGACGGCGTAAATTACGCCGCTCAAGTTACGGTCGACAACTCTTAAGAGAGTCGATTATTAATGATCTAAGGGGGCCCAATTATTCGGCTCCCTTTTTTTTACCTTTACCTTATGGAATGTCTCAAAAATTTGGTAGGTCTGGATGGGTGCACGTCTGGGAATGAACCTTACAAGCTAAATCAAATCGGGTTGAGCCTTGGGCAACTCGAAAAACTCCTCCCAGACGGATATAAAAACGTCCCCGATTGGTTGGAGGCGATAAAGGATCTCGCGGCTCAAGAGTTATCCAACGACGTTATAAATTACGTCTCCTCCTCTGTTAAGGTCGAGACACTCCTCGAGAATAACGTCGCGGGATATTATAACGAGAGGCTCAAGGAGACAACGGCTCCCAATTATGCGGGTCTTTATTTTGATCTCTGGAATCGGAGCGCATACGCAAAACTCAAAATCTCCTCAATCAAATTTTTTGGAAAACATACGGGAGACGTTGCGGTTAAAATTGTAAACCTCTTGAACGGTCAAGAGATTGACTCGGTAACGATCCCCGCGGAGGCGGATAAAGTTATTGAGGTCCCCGTCGATATCGAGGTTAAAAGTAAGATGAGGGATTTAAAGGTTGCCGTTATTTACGACGCCTCGTTGATTACTTCATACGAGGCGACTCTCGTTAAGTCGGGTTGTACAAATTGCGGAGGCTCCAGAGGATACCGATCAAGTATTGCCTCGATTAATCCTCTCAATATTGTTGAGCCTTTTATTGAGTCCAATAAGACGGGGCGATCCGATACGGCGGGACTCTCGATCGATTACGCTTGGACTTGTGATCAATCGGAGTTTGTATGTAGCGTATCGGGATCTCTTGGGTTGCCTTATTTGTATCGCGTTGGTTACAACTTAATCGTTTCCGCTCTCAATGGTTTCTCTCAATGGTCGGATCAAATGACTGTAAACCGAGAGCAAAACGAGGAAAGATCAATGTTTTTTGAGGGTCGTTACGCCTCAGAAATGGAGAAATTTTTGAAAAACGCAAGGGTCCCGAAAAACGTTTGTTTTACTTGTAATCCAAAGGTCGGGATCTTAACTCGTTTACCTGGATAATGGCTTGGAAAGAGCAAATATTACAAAAGGTCTCAAACGCTCAACTTGCTCGAGCGATGGAAATTGCGGCCCGCGATGTCCTCCCAGATATGGCGGATCGAATTTTTAACAAGGGTCAAGCAACGGACGGAGGCCCGATCGGGTCTTACTCAACGAAACCGATTTACATTGAGAAAACAAGATCTCCGAGATCCGCGGGAGTCGAAAAGAAATCGACTTACTTTTTTAAAGGAGGGTACAAGGAATTTAAGTCGAGGATTGGACGCGGAGAAAAGGTCAACCTCAAAGTCTTTGGACGCTTACAACAAGACTTTTTATCTCCTCTCAAGATAGATCTCCCAAACGGGGTCCGATACGAACTTAAAAACGAGGAAAACGCCAAAAAGAAAAGCGGAGCGGAGGATCATTTCGCAAGGGTCATTTTTAATTTAACTCCAGAGGAGCGGTCGACAATAGTTAGGACCGTATCTTTTGAAATTACAAGGGATATATGATCAAGGATATTATTGATTACCTAAACGGGCGATTGGGCTCTCTTAATTATTTCTCAAAAAATTACTCTCTTTGCGAGCTCCAAACCTTTGAAGGGTCAAAAAAGATGCCCGTAATATATGAGGGTGCAAAATGGACTCCAGTCGATTTATTGGGCCTTGGGACGACTTATTGGAGGAAAGTCTCCGACGTTTCTTTTGAGGAGGTCGACACGATGGTTTCGGGCCGCGTTTTATATGAGTCAAGGTTTACGCTTGTTCTCGTTGCCTTTACAACGAGGTCCGAGTTTCCAGGCGACAATAATTTTTCTCCCGACCGATTAGCAACGGGATTGATCAAGACTTGCACAATTACGGGAGGCGATCTTATGAGATCGATCGGAGCTCGTAAATTAAGCGTCCGTCCGAGTGGATACGCTACAAATCCAGAGGGGATAAAAGAGTCCGAGTTTGTCGGGGTTGACTTTAGTCGATTTAAAGATAAAGATCTTGCGGTTGCGATTACTTTCGACGTCGTTATTACCTCTCAAAATATTTGTCTTGAGGAGCCTTGCGGCGTCTCTTTTCCTGAAAAGACAACGATTTAAACACTTACTTTGTAATTAAACAAAAACAATGATACAACAACTTACTCCCGCGACGGATATTCCAGACGTACCCGCAAACATTAATAACGCGATCTCTTTTCACGAGGACGTGATTTACGGCCCCGGAGATCGGGATCGATTGGACTTATATCGGCCAAAAAAAGCCCAAGGATCAACTCCTTGTCTCGTTTTTATTCATGGAGGATCGTTTGTATCTGGAGACAAAGGCGCCATAAGACGCCCAACTTATCAGTCGTTCATTACGGCCTTGCTCGGAAAGGGGATTTCCGTACTCTCTGTAAATTATGAGTTGACTCAAACTCCTTTTGATCCGCAAGGGATAGGTCGAGCAATGAGAGGTATCGCAAAGGC